CTAAATGATTTTTTCAGTTTCCCTTCTCCTAGGTCAACATTGTTGACTACTATATTATAACATTATATTAAAAAGTGAGCAGTTTATAGACAACTACTCAGGTCTATCGTTCACGGGTATTAGCCTAACGACTCTCATTTAGAGCATCCGTATTAAACATAATCGATTAATATTTCATAATCTTGTAACTATATATTATACGGAATTATTTAATCTTTATAGATTTTGGTTTCTTTTCTTCTGGAACATTACGTGTAACTTGAATGTTTAACATTCCATCAGTTAGATCAGCAGTTGTTACTTCCATATATTCACCAAGAGCAAATGAACGAGTAAACTTACGAGCAGCGATTCCTTTATGTAATACTTCTGCATCTGTTACTGTTGTTTGTTCTCCCTTGATAATTAAGGTTCCTTTATCTACCGCAATATCAAGGCTTTCTTTGCTGAACCCTGCTACTGCTAAAGTGATAGTGTAATTGTCATCATCTAGTTTAAGTAGATCATACGGTGGAAATCCACCTGCATTAATTGAATGTGCTTGGTTTAATCTATCTAATTCTCGATTAAATCCAATAAAAAAAGGATCTTTAAAAAGATCCATAGCAAACGTTGTTACCATTTTTTCTCCTTTTCAGCGAGTTAATTTATATCTCCGTTAGGCAGATACTATACTATTATAACACAAAAGGCAGGGAACTTATGTTACCCTGCCCTAAGTGTTGGACTATTTACTTCTTTTGTAGTTTTGCTATAGCCTTAGTCAATGCACTAACAGACTTCATCAAAGATGCAATCTGTGTAGTCAATGAATCGATCAAGGTTGCAACTGAGGCTTGTAGCACAGTTACCTGTGTTGCAAGCGCCTTAACTGCTGCGTTTGCAGTTGCCACATCAGCCTTGACTGCTGTTACGTCAGTCTTGACAGAGGCTACTGAATCAATAACGTTAACTGCTGGAAGAGATACAGTTGCAATTGCAGTGCTCTCTCCTTTAGCAAAACCAGTTACTGGAGTGTCTGCTATATCTGCTGACTGTGCAATAGTTACAAGAGATGCAATGATTCCAGCATCTGCAAGTTTTCCATCAAAGGATTGTAATATTGCAGAGGCATTTCCATTAGCATCAGTTACTGCTGAAGTTGAAGTTACTCCGTTGCCAAAGATTCCCTTAGAATCAACTGCAAAGTTAACACTAATTCCTTTAACTGGATTTCCCCAACCATCTTTAACAGTTGCAGTTACTTTTCCACTAGCAGTTGTTAATGTAATGTTTCTTGCTGTTGTTGCAACTGCATCATTAACAGTAAAGGTTGCAGTTTGTGTCAATCCTCCACCAACAACAATTACTGTTGCAAGTCCAGGTTTCGTTCCAATTGCTGTAAATTCTTCTCCGCTTCCGATAGTAACAGTCTTCAAATCTCCTGTTAATGGACGAACAGTAGGTGCAGAAGTTCTAAGAACAACTCCGTCAGATGCAGTAACAACAAGTGCTACTCCAGAGACAGAAGTTCCTGAAGCATTCTTTAATGATGTTGCAATGGTTACTGCAGATGCAGTTCCTGCTGTTGTTGCTTGAACATCTTTTAATACTTTAACAGTCTCTGTGCTTCCACCAGTTAGTGTTAGTGAGGCATATGATCCCGTTGCAGAATAGGTAACTGTAAGAACATTTGCAGATGTTAGCAAACCAGTTGAAGTTCCTGGCGCAGTAACCTGAATGGTCAATGCATCAACAAAGTTTGTTGTTGAAGTGCTTGAATCTTTAAATGTAATTGTTGCATCTCCATTAATATCAGTAACTGAAGTTGCAATTGTTGTTCCAAAGTTTCTGCTTGAAGAAGACAATGTTCCAGTAACAAAATAATATTGCTGAGCAGTGTCAAAGTTATTTTTTACATTAATCTTAAGGCTTGTGGTATCCCCACTCTTAACTACAGAGTTTGTAATTGATGCACTTAATAGTGATGTAGAAATTCCTGTTGTTCCTAACGCACCTTGAGAAACTGAAGGAGCAGTATACGTTACTGTAACAACAGAGTTTCCTGTTGCTAGGGCAACTGTAATTGTAAATGATCCACTAGCAGTAGTAGCAGAAGTAACATATGTTCCAATTCCATTAGTTCCAATAACTACTGGATATGTTCCATTTGTAATTCCAGCAACGCTAGAAGATGTAATCTTAGCATTAACAATAGATCCTGCTGTTCCTGTAATTGACCAACCAAGTGTTGATGCAGAAGAGGTACTAGCAAAATATGTTGTTGATGTTGGTGTCTCAATTGCAACTGGAGCAACATACTTAACTGTAGATGTTGAAACTCCGATAGCACTTGAAAGAGCAACCTTTGTTGCAGTTGCTACTGGATTTGTTGTAAATGTTACGACTTTGGCAACTGATGGAGTTAAAATTCCACCCAAGTTAAATGTAAGAGCAGAACTTGTTGAACCAGTGTGCTTAGCATGAAGATCATAAGATCCTGTTGATGCTGTAAGTGAGTCTGTTGACTCTAAGAATGTGTTTGTTGTTGGTGTTCCAGATCGGGAAGCGGTTGTTAAAACACTTCCTGGAGCAGTTAACTTACCTTTTGTTACAGTTAACGTTTCTGTTGATCCAACTGCAATAGTTGAAGAAACTGTAATTCTTTCTAGAGAATTACGAAGTAGTGTTGGAATACCATTGGTATCTTTAAGTGTAATTCCAAGATCGACTGAAACATCTCCTGCTGTTACTAAAGAAGAAGAACTTGTTTCTAATGAAACTGGAGTTCCTCCAACCTTAACATCTGCGGTAAAGTAAGCCTCTCCACCATCAATGGTTGAGTTTCCGCCAATTGTGTTTCCCACGTTGTCAATCCATAATAAAATTTTATAAGTTCCTGGAGTTCTAAATGCGTTTGACAAAACGCTTACAGAATCAACCGTAACTGTTTCATCACTTCCGCCTAGAACAACAGTTGCTGCAGTATTGTTTGATAAAGTTGCAAGAGCCACAAGAGTGTCTCCAACTGTAATTTGAGTTGTTGCGTCTACTGTTGCTGGTGTTGGATTTGAAATAATACGACCACGAACAGTTACTGTTTCGCTTGCTCCAGATGTATCTGAAAGAGCAATCATTGAAACAGAGACCTTGTTATCTGCTGCAGTTGCTGATGCAACGCCATTAGATAATGATGATGAACGGTTTGGAACGGTATCTACTGATAGAATTCCAGTAATTGCTGCATTGGCTGGGGCTGATGTAATTACAGACACTCCAGACAGGGCAAGCGCACTAACTGCTGTAACAGCAATCTTTTTAAATAAGTTCATTTTTCTCCTATAAGTTAACATGATTTTAGCCTTTATGACTATACCTTATTATAGCAGATATATGAGAACTGCGTCAAATTAGGTTTTCCTTGATCAGTTTTAAGGTTCTTTTTTTAAGCCCTGCTTTTTCAAATTTATCATATAAATATGGCAAAGACCTATTTGGGTCATATCTTTTATAGGTTGTTGTTGTAAACATGATATCTTTTAATTCTTGATTAGTGGCAAACCTTTTTAATCTTACGGGCTCATCAGTTAAAAATTTAATATACATGATTGGGTCTCCTTTTAAAGAAACAATAGTTTTGTCGCTATTGTCATAAAATTGTAACGCTGCATTTACTGGTCTAAACCAACCATTAATATTAAAAACTCCTGGAGAAATGTATCCATTTTTACAAAAAGTATTCTTATGCATAAAAGGACTTAGGATTTCCATTTCTAATGATTGTTCAGAAAAAAATATATAAGATGGGGTATAGTTAAAATTATAAGCATTTTCTACTTGTAAAAGCCTAGTCTGCAACATGTGATCTAATTTTTTGTTGCCAAAATTTAAAACTTTATTTTTTTCAATTCTAATGTCAAGATCAAAAGGATTTTTCATTAAGTACATATTTTTTGTATATTGTAAAAAAGACTTACAAGCAAAAATAGTATCTATTTTATTTTTATTTTCATGTTGTTTTAAATCAAGATATACGGAAACTAAACTTTCTATCATAATTTCGTTTAGGTTTTCTTGAAAAGGTTCGTTTCCCAATTTAAATGTGTCGAGTGGATCGACTGCATAGTAGACGGTAATCATAATAAATTAAACTTTCCCAAAAATTCTTCAACATCTTTTGGCATTTGCATATTACGTCTATCTTCTCTTTCTTGAAACTCCTGCTTATTTCTTTCTTTTGCAGCACTACCCCAAGTGTGTATTTCAATTTCTAAATCTAAATCTTTTTGTGTATGTGCTATCGCTCCATAAACTGCACCACAAACAGCATCTGCCAAGTCTTTAGATGACTTACGTGGGTGGTCTACTCTATTACCTTTCATAATTTTTAACTCAGAAAGTTCTTGAAGCAATAGATCAATCTGTGGCATTGCAACTCTCTCTTCATAAACCATCATTGCTAAATCCTCATAATGTTTTTTAGCAACTGAGACTGTGTCTGTTCTTATTCCAACAGCCTTAAGTTCATTTTGAATATCAAACGATTGCCATCTATCAAAAGATACAATACCAATGTTAAATCCTTGCCTTCTTAGGTTAATGATCCATTGTTTTACTTCAGATAAATTTACTGGTCCCTCGATTTTTGGCTCCCACCAAGCAACGGCATCCACAACAACAACTGGTGCAACCTGTTCATAGTCTTTAATAACTTGAATGTTAACCCATTTATCAACGTGTGCAATTGCAACAGCACACTTATCGTGTTTCTGTGCAAGGTCTGCGTGTATATAATATGTTTTGTCTGGGTTTGGTTTAAAAGATTCATCAAACCTTCTATTAGAGTCTAATGGGTTTCTTAGCGTCATACACTTAACCAACTTATCTTTTTGTTTAAAGAATGCATCTGATGAAAATGTTGGGATACATGCAAAGCGCATCATTGCATCACCTAAGTCTGTATAGAATGCATGTTTAAAATCTTCAATACTTCTTGTTGGGTTTACTTCCCATGTTGGTCTTTTTAATGCTAATATTCCAGGAAATTTATATGAAATAATATAATCTTCATCCCAGGAAATTTCAAATGAATTGTCTGGGGTGTCTCCTAGTTCTGGATTTAAAATAAACTTGTGGGTTCTTTCAACAACTTCTTTTTCAGCAATTACACTATCATATTTTTCTGATATAAAGTCTCCTGGATATCTTGGAAACGAAAGCAATACAACCTTGCCAAGATCTGGAAAACGAGAGTCTACAGAACCACGAAAGGCTTTGTAAATGTTTTCTGCAGTCTTTCCTTGTTCATTACCAGTTCCAACTTCAGAAGCAAATCCAGAAATTTCATCAAGTACTGCAAGCAATAAGTTTAAACCTTCATGTGATTCTCTTTCTGAGTGTCCAGAATAAACTGTTATTGATTGATCGAATTCAATAGAGTCTGCTTTTGCATTATACTTTCCTGCAAACCAAGGAGATTTTTCAATTTTATTTTTAAAACCTTTAAAAAAAACGTTCTTTGCTTGTTGAGCATTTATAGCAACGTTGATAAGATCTATTGCGTCTCCGCTTGGTTTTCCGAAGTATCTTGCGGGGTCTTTAAGACATAATAACTTATAAACAATATAGGCACAAGCCACAGTCGAAGTAAAGTCTTTGCCACTACCCTTCCCAAGTTGTAGAATAATTTCGTTTTTAGTAAATTTGTCATAATATTTTTTACCTTCCACTGTTCCCATTATTTTTTCTAAATCTTCTTGCTTATATATTTGACTCATTGCTTCAACAATTTCATATTGTATTTTTGATAATGGTGGTTGACCTAAATAATTTGGAGATTCAATAAATGTTTTTGCATCTACTGGCACCTCTAAAAAATTATT